TCGGTTACTCATGCCTGTCTCCAGATGCGCACACCGTTTTCTTCGCGGCGGGCAACGAACTTCATGTTGTTGCGCTCGGCGCAACTGATGGCGGCCTTGTGCGCCTTCCCACCAACTTTCTCATCTGGGAAGAACACACTGTCGCCCACGTCCATGTGGGTAAAGGGGTATTTAGTTGCCCGAGAGCCTCGGGGGAGGGGAACGTCTTTTTCTATTTTCATCACTCTTTAAAGCCTCTTAAATACACACTGAAGGCTTTATTATATTTATTTTTAACATTATTACAATTATTTTTTTACATTTAAATACTATCAAGAACCATGTCTTCCAGCAGCAGTACCTCAGACTCGGTCAGGCTGGACAAGAGCTCTATTTGCCTTCGCCTGCCACTGGAGCCCTTTACATCGATGGTCACGCTGGTGATGTCCGCCTGAACCGGGAGGCCATGCTTCGCCGGCAGCACCGTGTATGTGATCTCAATCGGCAAGTCTAATGATGTACTGAGAGTGTTCTTCGTTGTTCTCATAAGTCTCCTTAAGCTTCAGTGCTCGATCCGGGTCCGATTCCGACAGTATCCTGCAGTACTCCCTAACGATCATTGCGCCGACTATTTTTGTCAGCGGGGCGTCGTAATAGTCAGCCATCTCACGCAACATGTAGTAGTGATCCGGTCTTGTAGCTACAGCGGTCATGTGCTTCTTCACAAAATTCACTCCGAGCCTTGGTCCCGGACGCCTACGTGCTGCGTGCTTCCTGCGCGGTTTTTTCGCCTCAGTTGTCATGGTAAGTTCCTATTCCTCATCTTTGCTCGGCTCACTGCGGCCATCCTAATTTGCTCCTCCTGCATCTTCTTTATCATCAAGGACCCCTCGTCTTCTTCAGGCTCCTCTTCCTCTTCTGGCGCTTCGTCATCATCATCCACATACTCCGCATCCTCTTCGATCAGCGCTTCAGCAGCCGGCGTCACGTCAATGATCCCCGCAGGGTCTCCATATATAGCCTTGATCTCCTCCAGCTTGCGCTTGACCTCATCAAGACCCATAGAGTCAATCGTGCCGTGGCGGATCTCCTTGCGTTCAACATAGATCGTTCCCAGTGCCTGCCCCCGGCGATACTCCGCTTGCACGGCTGCGCTGTAGTTGCCGGCCTCAAGAGCGCGGTCCCTGATGTCTTGCATGTCGCGCATGTGCCGCTCAAATGTTGTGCCATACTTTTCCGCAAGGTCCTGCCTGTAGCGCTGTATCGCTGCGACAACGTGGGGGCTTTGCTTAGGATTGGTAAGTCGATACGCCATCTCGGCTGCGCAAGACTCAGCATAGCCAGCAGCAAGAGCCGCTTGCACCAAAGTTTTTTTCCCGTCGCCATCACAGAGTTCTTGAATAAATTTCCAGTGCTGCGGTGTGACAGTTCTTGTCTGCTCTGCCAGCGGCTTTACCGGCTCGCCAAGCCTGTCCCGCAACTTGTTTTTTTTAATTGGCGATTTGTTAAAAATCTTTTTCATGGATTGTTCTTTTGTCACAAAAATTCTCCTTTCACTGCCATGATATAATTTTTGCCAGCCTCCGCACCCTTAGCAACAAACGTCCGATGACCAATACTCTCTAAATAGTCCATCCAGTCTCGTTGCTCGGCAGAGACGCTGCCACCCTTTTGCCGTTTAAACTCTATCCACACGAGCCACGCTGGCACAAAAAGATCTGGTACGCCGGGAGACACTCCCTCAAGTTTAAACCGGCCACCTTCTCGCTGTGATCTGGCGCCGCCGTTTGGGATAGCAAATATGCGAACATTCGGAAAGCTCTGTCGAAACCACCTGACAAACTCTCGCTGCTCCTCGTGTTCGGTCGGCATCCTGTCTGTGGGCGGCCTTACGCCCACCTTTACCGCCGAACTCTTTTTACTTTTTTTGACGACGCGCCTTAAAATGGCACTCGCAACTCCACCCACTCTGGGCATTTGTCCATCTCCCTTGCAAAGCTCTCTGGAACCACCTGATCGAACTTTGTACAGGTGGCGCTAAAAATTAAAAAATATTCACATGTAAAACAACACCTCGGCGGCCTGCGTTTATAATATTCCGTGACCACTGTTGGTTGGCGATACATAAATAGTCTCCATTGTATTAATCTTCAATCACATCAAAGTCTAGGCTCAAAATCCGATAAAACTTTCCGTCTTTCTTGTAGTGCACATGTGACGGTTTCCTCCCTCTTTGCATAGCAGCACAAATGGCTCCCATGTCATCATGCTGCATCGCGTCAACAGCGCCAGCGTGATTGGCAATAACGGCAAGGCGCTGAGCTGCAGCCGTGCCAGCATATCCCTCATGCGACAATGGATAGTAGTCAGTGACAACCGGGTCAGACAAGGCGCCGTAATAGTCAACGGCAATCATCAGCTTGCCAGAGGTTCGGCTAACATGCTGACGCCAGCGCCAGCTGGTCACAACAAGCTCAGTCGGTTTGAAGCCCATTATATCCACATCACGCAGCTCCAGCTTTGGCTTGGCCGGCGGAGGGAACGGGGCGCCGCAAGCTGGGCAGGTGGTCGCTGATATGTGCACGAGCTCATTGCAGGCGGGGCATGTTTTAACTGGCGCCTCGCCATCGCCCGGCTTCTTTTTGTTCGGCGGCACCACCGCAGTGATCGGTCCGTGAGTTTCGACCACACCAGCAAAGTCCAGCACAAGGCAATGATCGGTGTGGCTTTTGGGGCGCAGTCCACGTCCCGCCATCTGCACGTACAGCACGGGCGACATGGTGGCGCGCAGCATTGCAATCAAATCGATGTCCGGGTAATCAAAGCCGGTTGTTAACACGTTCACGTTCGTCAGCGCGCGGATGGCTCCTGATTTAAAATCCTCTATGATTTGGTCGCGCTCAACCTTCGGGGTGTCACCTGTCAGGCATGCAGCAACAATCCCACGATCATTGAGTTCGTCTGCAATGTGCTGAGCATGGTTCACACCAGCGCAAAAAAACAACCACGCCTTGCGGTCTCCTGCCAAGCTTATGACCTCATCCACAACGGCCATGTTGTGCTTTTCCGTGTCAAAAGCCGCCTGCATTTCGCTCTCAACGTAGTCGCCGGCTCGTTTTTTAATGCCCTCCGTACTAAGCTTTTCCTTTGTAACTTTCGATCTAAGGGGCATCAAATACCCCTTGTGGATCAACTCCTGAATTGTTACGGGCTCAAGCAAAGCATCAAAAAGCGCGGGCTTGTCAGTGATCATTCCGTGACCAAGCCGGTACGGGGTGGCAGTTAGTCCGATGACGCGCAGGGCTGGATTTACAGCCAACAGCGCGCCAATTAACTTTCTGTACCCACCGGCATCTTCGTGCCCGATGAGGTGGCACTCGTCCACAATAATCAGGTCCACGTGCCCAATCTGCTTAGCCTTATTTCTCACGGACTGAATGCCAGCAAAGGTGATAGGCTCAGTCAGGGTGTTTTTACGTAGCCCGGACGAACAGATACCCAGCGGCGCACCCGGCCAGTGCTGCAGCATCTTTTCGGCGTTCTGGACAATCAGCTCGCGCACATGCGTCAGCATCAACACGCGAGTCTCAGGCCAGCTCTGGAGCACGTCCTTGCACAAGGCTGCAACGATATGACTCTTGCCTGACCCTGTTGGCAGCACCATGCAGGGATTGCCGGTGCCGCCGTCGTCAAACCATTGGTAAAGCTGATTGATCGCTCGCTGTTGATACTCCCGCAGCTCAGTCATCCCGTCACCCTTCCATCAAAGTTTTTTCTTAGATCCGCCAGCACAGGATCATCAGACAGACACAGGCTCAAGTTAGACAGTAGCTCTGTGCTGTGATATCCGTCCTCGCCGTTGACCACCTGTTTCCCGTCAATCTCATAAATAGCCGACCAGTCTCCAGATCCTCCTGCCATCCTCCACGGCACCAGATCCGGATGGAATACATGGCTCGTGCAGCCGTCGTGCTGCGCATCCGTGGGGATAGTTGTGTCCCACCGCGCGCAGTGCCAAGTGCTGTCGTCTTTTGGTGTGGAGTGAGCGCAGGTTCGGCAGTTGGCCTGCTTTGTTGTCTGTGTCTGGTGGCAGAAGCTGTACGCTGGGCAGAACTTGCACATGTACCAAGACGCTGACGCGCCCGTTATCGGCTCCGGCATACGCTCGGTCAACGCAATGCGCTGGCCCCTTGCCACGAACGCAGTTGCACTTTCCTCGCACAGCCTGACACGCTCGGTATAGATGCGGTCATCGTCTTTGCAGACGGCGTAGTACAGCGCCCGGTCCACCTTCGCACCTAACATGTAGACCTGCATCTGAGCCCAATGCAGCGGCTTGGAGAGTTCAACCCCCTTGGCAATGAGATCATTAAAGGACTTCATGCTGTGTGTCTTAGCCTCAAGAATATGCTTTTTCTTAGGTGCCTCTGGCACACCTGATCTGATTACGCCATCAATACTTCCGGATACGTGGCAGCCAAAATCTACCCGGCTCTGCTTTTCCCCGGTATCTGTTACATGGCAACCAGCCGCTCTTAAGTCGGATACGATAAGATCCTCCTCCAGCTGGCCGCGACGAAACAGTCGCAAGATGCGACCGGGAAACGGCTCGATAACGGCCCAGCGAAACGCCAGCCAAAGCTTACGATCGCAGGGCTCTCCGAGCATTGAGCACCCCATATGGGCTCTAGGGCGCTCTTGCCTTTCCTCGTGTGATGCGTCAATTAAGTTGATCAGTGACGTCATGGGTTCGGGAATTGCTGTCATGGCGCCTTTCCGTGTTCAAATCTAACTGAACGGGCTTTTTTGTATGCAATTTCTATAGGTTTATTTGCTTCAGCTGTCTCGCTGTGCGAATCAATTATCATAAACCCTTTGTGGTGACGTATATGAACGGACTTGTTGAACACGGAAAAAGTGGAATCACCTGTATCAAAATGGATATCACAGTTATGGCAGTAACACTCATAACCCCTAGATGGGTGTTTATCCCAGC